GCACTACGCTCCTGCTGCATAGACATTTCCATACCCTTACGGGTGAACTCAGCCTCTAGTTGCTCTCTCTGCAAGCCTAGTTTTGCAGCCTCAATCTGAGCCTTAGCCTCTGTCTTCTCTCTCTCTACCTCAGCCAACATCTTCGCTACTTCAGCCTGAGCATCTGGAGCAGGTGGCTGTGGCTGAGACAATGCGTCATTCAGTTCAGGACTGATCTCGTTAATGAACGCCTTGGCATCCTTGAAACCAGCCGATTCAATCAGTCTCGCTAGGGTATCCCGGTACTGAGCCACAGATACCACAGGATTTGATGCGCCAAACTGAGTCAGAATCTGCTCTTGCTTGCCGAGAATCATCTGCAACATGGCTAGCTTCTGCTCACGATCTCCTGAACCAAGACCGACGTTAATCGCCACATCGTACTGATTCGTCCATGTCCGAGGATCAAACGTTACAAATCGACCTCTCATGCGGACAATCTTGGCCTGATCCTGATACTTGCCCAATAGGTGCAGAATCCCCTTAAACAAGCTCTTAACGCCTGTCTCAGCAAAGATTCGAGCAATCAACTCCAGCTTGCCAGAGTTAGACTTCATCATGGCTGCAATAGCCGTAGCCGAGACATTGTTCATTACGTCAGGATCAAGACCCTGTTGCTGATCGCTAACGCCTGTACGCTTGGCCTGAACGCTGTCCATATACTCAAGCATCGGGAAAGCCTGAGCCGTTACAGCAGGAACCTCGACAGGCATAATCGCACCAGCCGACTTCATGCGGATAATTCCACCCGGAGTTGCATTAAGAGCATCATCCAAGTTCACCTGACCATCAACCACACCCAGACGAGCATTGTTCGTGAGATACAGGTTATCCAGCATCTGACGAGTAACCGTAGACTTGATTAGCTGGATGTCCATCGTCCGGTCTGCCAACGACTGACCAAAGAACTTATGCGGGATCGGGATAGGACACAGGCTGTGGAACGGTACTAGATCACATTCCTCGTCATCTAGGATTTCGTTGCCGGAATAGACAATCTTCCGCAGTTCAGCGATTCCATCCCCATTAACGTCGATCTTGATGTAGCACTCGTAAACCTCACAGACCTGCATCGTTGGGTCGAGGCTGATGTTCTCATCCGGCTGCTCACCCTGACTGAATCGAGCAATACGCTCAGTCGTGAACTGGAGATCGTCGTAGCTAGGCAATCCCTCTACGATGTCCTTATCGAAACCCATCGCTATGAGTTCCGAACGAGTCATCAAACGACGATGAGCCACAAACGGGCTATCCTCAATAGTTCTTGCCGATTTGCTAATTAGGAATTCTTCCGGCGGTACGTTCTCAATCTTGACGCAGCCGTACTTTTTAACCTTCTTGACCTTGACCGAGTAGTACGGAATCTGGATAGGCATACCCATCATATCCACACCACCATCAACCATCTCAACCTTCTGGCTTACTACCTCAATGGCAGGATCAGACAACAATAGGGCTAGTTCATCCTCGGTCAGGTTCTTGTAAGACTCTTTGTTTACGTCCTCTTTGGCTTCCCAATACGCCTTGACCACGCCAACCTTCATCATCAGCGCGTCTTTGAACCAGTTATGCAGGATGATTAGACCGTCGTTCTCACGGTAGAACACCCAGTTACAGTAGTCTGTAGCCTGTTTAGCGGACTCCTCATCTTCTGGAGTCTGAGGCTCAAAGGAGACAATATCCTCGGTGGTCGTAAAGACCCGGATAAGTTGGGGTAATGCACCGTCGATAGCCTCGGCTACCTCACCAGTTACGATCTGGCTACGGCCTTCTACCTCGTTACCATACGGATAACGCAGGTAATACTCTAGTGCTTTGGATCGCTGATCCGTAGTCTCGGTATCAATGTATCCGATGGAGTTATCGATTTCGTTTTCGATAATCCCCTTGATTTGACCCTCATCCATCTTCATAGCAAATCCTTATGGGTTTTGCCTATTATACAATCCATTTTGTAGAAATTGGCAACGTTGTCTGCCATGAACTATCGCCTTCGTCAAGACCTATCGCTAGGTATCTGAAAGCATCACTCATGTGGCTAGACCAATCGTGTAGCGGCTTCTCATAGAATATCTGCCGTCTCTCGTCATGCTCCCTACGGTAGTTCCGTAAGGCATCTAGCCCCGGCTTAGTCCTCGGATGGAACCAGCATCTAGGCAACAGTCTCCTCACAGCCTGAATCCCGTCAGCCACAGACAATCTAGGCGCAACCGTTATGGACAGCCCTGCTTCCTCTAAGACCTCTCTACGACTCTTACCTGTGCCTAGCTCCCGAACCTGCACGTCATGGGGCAGGATTTGACTGAACCCTGCGTAGTCATTGTCTTTTAGCCAACGAACATACCAATCTAGTCCCTGTCCATGGTTTTCGACGCAATCGAGTAGTCGAACCTCTTTTCCAGCCAATTGTGCAACCCATAGAGCAGTTGAGTCACCCATTCCAAGATCCCAAGCAACAAAGCTACGACAGAGATCATCACGAGGAAAATCACTAATGTGACCATCCCTTTCAAGATCGTTAATGATTTTGCCATAGTAGCTGCCCTCAACCGCTGCGTTAAAGGAACACTCGAATTCCTGATTGTACTTGTCCTCACCCATCTCACGATAGGCAGCCTTTAGCTCGGACTCAGGCAGTATCTTGGTCTGGCTAGCCTTGTACTCTAGGTACTTCCAGCCTTCTTCGGACTTGGCTCTATCAGCTAGTTCAGCGAAATGGTTAGCACCTTTAGGAGTGCCAATGAAGCAAGCCCACCCAAGACGGTCGGCAAGAGCAGGTCTGAGGATTTCGTTCCAAATTCTCGGATTCTGATCGCCAACTTCGTCGATAACCACGCCATCGAAATACTGACCGCGCAGACTGTCAGGATTATCAGACCCGTAAAGACTAACCCTACGCCCCCAAAAATCAACCCGTAACTCAGCAATGTTGGCAGTTGCATTAAGCGGCCTTGTGTACTCTAGTAGGTAATCCCAAGCGACTCGTTTTGCTTGGCTGTAGGTAGGTGCTATGTAGGCAAACCTAGGATTAGGCTTGTCGCACTCTATCGCGGCTTTGATGAGATGGTTAATTGCAGCTACTGTTTTGCCAGCACGACGGTGCATAACAGCAACAACAAACCGCTGATTGTCTAGCGCATCATGTAGCTCGTGCTGGTGCGGTCTAGGATCGTAAGGAATGACTATCTCTGTCACTTAACGTATCCGCAGTTCAGGCACTTGTTGTTCACTAGGAACGCGCTGCACATAGGGCAGTTAATCATCTTGTACTTCATCTTTAGCCTTTCCGCCCCATCGGACGACCATCTCCTGTGCGCCACCATTAGCACCAGTAACCTCTTGTTTCTGCGTCTCAGCCCAACGCATCTGAGCCTTAGTCCACCAGATCAACGCAGTTGTATCCCCGCCCTGAGCTTTGCTAAACAGCGTCTTAGCGATCTGTGCGCTAGCTTTAGCCTTACCTACGTCTAGCTCAGTCCGATAATGTTTCCGCAGCGTCTTATCATCAATCCCTATCAATGCGCCTATCTGCTCATGAGGCAAGCCTAGTCCTGCCGATGTCTCGACTATCCGCTTGTTTTCTTCTGTTGGCTTATGCTCTACCATTTTATTGAGGGTAAATGTTACTCATCTGTTAACAATACGGCTTTCTTGCCCGTGAAATCTTCCCATCTCTTTACTATTACATCACAGTATTTAGGGTCTAGCTCCATTAGCCTTGCATATCTTCCATGTTTCTCAGCTGCAATCATAGTTGTGCCAGATCCGCCAAAGCTATCTAGCACTATATCGCCGCCCTTTGTATTGTTAAGCATTTGGTAAGCAAATAGCTCAACGGGCTTCATGGTCGGGTGTTCGCCGTTCCTCGCTGGCTTGTCAAATTCTAAGACGGTTGTTTGTTTCCTATCAGCCGCCCAAAGATGGCCAGCACCATCCTTCCAACCGTATAGGCAAGGTTCATGCTTCCAATGGTAGTCTTGCCGACCCATGACCATTACTGACTTTTTCCATACCAAACATTGACGTACCGTCCATCCGGCATCTTTAGCGGCACCTCGGAAGTTATAACCTTCTAAGTCAGCGTGCCAGATGTAAAAAACAGCTCCGGCTTTCATCACAGTGTCTGCGGTCACATAGGCATCGCGCAAAAATTGACGAAACTGATCGTCACCCATGCTGTCATTTTGTATTTTTAGCGCGTCTTTAGTCTTGCCTTCATAAGCCACGTTATAAGGCGGGTCGGTCAGCCACATATCCACCAACTGCCCGGCGCACAACTTCTCCATATCGGTAATGCTGCACGAATCCCCACACATTAACCGATGATTGCCAAGTTGATAAATATCACCTAGTTTCGTCTTAGGCTCTACCGGGACTTCAGGTACGGCATCCTCGTCCGTTAATCCATCTATCTGCTCAGGCTCCAGCAGCTTATCTAGCTCTTTAGGGTCGAATCCGAGTACATCCATCTCGAACCCTTGTTCCTTTAGGTCGGCTAGTTCCAACGATAACAAGGTCGTATCCCAACCTGCGTTCATGGCTAGTTGATTGTCGGCAATAACGTAAGCCCGTTTCTGGCTCTCCGTCATGTGCTTTAGCTCGATGACCGGAACTTCCTTTTGGCCTAGCTTTCTTGCAGCCAATAGCCGCCCATGACCAGCTATAACGCCGCTTTCCCCGTCCACAAGAATAGGGTTAGTCCAGCCGAATTCTTTGATACTTGCCGCGATTTGGGCTACTTGACCGTCAGAATGTGTCCTACTGTTCCTGACGTAAGGGATGAGTTTCTCTACTGATACTGTCTTTATCTGCACTTTGCACTACCTCTCAGGTGTCATGCGTATATCGCTTCGTACATATCGGGACGATGTTTCAATATCCACGCCCTCGGTTCTTCGTGGCATTTCTTAAAATCAACACCTACCGTCTGGCTCCCTGCATGATGCACATAAGCCCTACTGACGAAATGCTGATAACCCGCCACGTTCAAGTCATGGCATATTATATTATCTGAATACCAATTAGTACTTGGGAACTTAGCGACTTCCCATGCTTCTCGGCTTATCGACGCGAAAATAGGCGCAATCACCGGAGTTAGCTTGATCTGATGCTCACTTTCCCACTTCAATCCTGCCCGTCTGTCTCCGTCTACCGGAAATCTTATGTTCTGATCCGGCAACACATAGTCACTTCTTGCACCTAAGAATCCGTATTTCACGCCACGAGATTCCAGAATTCCCGCATCTTCCCGCATTAACGATAGCGTATCTGGATTAAGAACCACATCATCGTTAGCTAAAATCAATGAGTCAAACTTGCCATGTTCAAAGGCGTAATCGACGGCTGCGTTATAAGCATCTCCAAAATTGGTAGCAGGATTGGGTCGGTAGATAAGGTTTTCTGTGATTTCTCTGGCTCTTGCCCAGAGTCCAAGATTATTACTACATAAGTACACGGGTAACTTGTCACCATAGCAACGAATAGACTCCAGCAGCACAGTAATGCCGGGATTGTTCACCGTACAGATTACGATTGCTTGCATATGCCCCAAAAGTATAAGTCTGCTGGCGTATAACTACTTATAAATTCATATACTTCAAACTTACTCAGATCGCAGTTTCCCCTAAAGTCCTGCTCCGTTAGGTTTCGGTAGTAATCCCCGCAAAATGGCGCATCATCCGGGCTTGTACGCCTCGTTCCATGTTCAGCCCTACCTGTAGTAGCACAGGTAAAGAAAACCAGCCCTGAAGCCATCCTGACCATGTTATTAAAGGTCTTTATCCACTCAGGGTTATGCTCAAAGCACTCGCAGCTAGCAACAACGTCAAAACTATCGTTAGGGTAGTCCAAGTCCTCACCCTTAGCCACTATGTCAACTCCTCGGCCTTCACCCAGGTCAACCCCGGTATAGTCGCAAGCCACAAAGAATTGACGGATGGAACCGTTAATGTCCAGACTTCCTACCTCTAAGACCTTGGACTCAAAGAAATATTGTGGGAATTGTTTTTTGACGCTAGCAACAAAGTCTAGCTGGCTCTGATGGCTCATTTCTTCTTGTTTCTTGCGGATATAGCGGCTGCTTTAGACTTAGCATCAGCCTTAGAACTAGCTCCCCATGCCTGTAGGCTTAGAAGTAGTCTAGTAGGCTCACCGTTAGGCTTACGCTCTGCCCCCGGCATATTCCCCATCCGGGCTAGGAATGAAGCACGACGAGGGTTATCGCCAGATTTAACAGGAGGCTTAAGATCAGAGCCGGGATTTGCAGCTTCGTATGACTTTCGACCCTTTTCATTCAAGCCACCTTTAGGGTTCTTCCCGGCCTTCTTAGTCCATGCTGCGGCCATTTTTACCCCGCTTCTGCTTACCCATAGGAATCTTGATCTCGATTTCTATCTCATTAACACCGTTCTTTTTCTTCTCTTTTTCTTCGTCGAGATACTCTTTTAGCAACTCTTTGTCAGATTTCTTTTGACCGTTCTTCATTTTTTCCTCGGCTTGGCTGTTTTAGCTGATTCTTTAAACGCCGCAGCAGTTGGCGCACCTTTTGAACCGACCTTACGCATTTTCTCGCCTGAACCTTCAGCGATACGTTTACGCTTGGCATTGATATTTGCGTAGAGTCCGGGCTTCATTTCTTCTTGCCCTTCTTAGCCATGCCAGCTTCACTTAGGGCAATAGCTACGGCTTGCTTAGGGTTCGTTACGACCTTGCCACCCTTGCCTGAGTGCAGAGTTCCCTCTTTGTACTCGCCCATGACCTTGCCGACCTTCTTTTGAGCCTTAGACATCTTTTTCATTTAGCAACTCCATAACTAAGTCTTGCAGTTCAGATTCAGTCACGGAATACCGTCGTTCAAATGCCTTACGACCCAAACCGTGATACCCAGTATTACCCCTATGATGCTCAGGACAAAGGGGGATAGCGTTAGAATGAGAATTCCTGACTCCCAGTCCTAACCCTACCCCCCTAATGTGATGTATCTCAGCAGGAGTACCTGCGTATCCAAGTTTGTAACATAATATGCAACCTATGTCAGCAATCTCGGATAAGAATTCACGTTCTTTTTTCCGCAAGCGCAAACCTCTTAGACGGATAATTTACAAACGACTCGCCCTCGTTACATTCCTCGCAGCAGGTAACGATCTCGCCAGATAAGTCCCTAGCCCTCGGAACCTCGTCCCAGTCTACTACCCATCCACACCACTCACATTGTGCCAAATTGCTATCGTCTGGTACGTTATCTTGTAGGTCAGTCATGGCTTACCCCTTTCTCGGATAGCGGCTGCAATACTCCACGCTGCGCTAGACTTTGGCGGGAACGACATCAAAGCCAAGGTATCCATCAGCTTGTCATCTGCCAACTTCGCACATTCCTCACGCTCGGCTGCTGCAACTAGGTTGGCAAAGCGTTCAAGATGTTCTTCTGACATTCCAATTTTTACGCCAGCGATTCCAGCCGCATAACTAACGCCAGCAACTTCTTGCGCCATGCGGATAATGTCATCTCTGGTCATTGTGTCACCCTATCCATAGTCCGATTAGAAGCCTCCTGAGACCGCCATACGTCGATACGAGCCTGTGCCGCTATCAATTGCCATCTAAGTTCCTCAGCAGCCTCTACAGCCGCCTGAAGGCCTTTTAGTAAGGCTTGATACTCTGGGTGAGCGTAAGCCTGATTCTCCCTGTCAGCTACCGTATTCCCGATTGCCTGTGAGAATAAGATCGCCTTCTTGCTTTTACGAAACTCCTCAAGGTACGTTACCTCGGCCTTAGCCTTAGCGTAAGCCGTAGAGTTTCGGTAGATAAAGTCGATTGCCTCGTGAGGATCAACCTTCATGGGATGCCTCTACGATAGCGATTCGCAATGCCTCAACCAACTTCTCAGCGTTCTCCGGCGTTATGCAGAGATTGGCACTACCGTTTCGGACTATGATGTTGACCCAGACATCCTCGCCTATGGTGTCAACGTAAATGCCTTGGTGCTGCTCTACACCTTCGATTTTGATTGATTCCATGTTGTTCCCCTAGAACGCCGGGGTTTCCCCCGGCTGGTTGATTAATAACTAGCTGGTGATGAGATGGTCATCCGGGTATCGAATTCAGGTGAGTTTTTGAACTCTACCAATTCGCGGAAGTCAGCAAACCAGTAATGATGATGGCTGACTTTGGCAAGCCAATGAGTTTCGATGAGCTTGCTGTCGAATTTGTTGGTGTATGTCATCTTGATCCCCTTAGTCATCCCGCTGTGTGCTGCGGTATGGACAGATACTCTCACAAACGGTTTCCATAGGTAAACACATTTATTTCTATCGGTAAACACTATTGCTATAGGTAAATCCTATTCCGGCTATTTCCAAGGATTTAGCTTCTCCTGATCCATAACGTAGGTTTCTCCATGCCCTAAGTTCTTTAGGTTTTCCTCTTTGATTAGTTGGCTCTTTCTTGTCCATCCGGGGAAAGTTACGCTCTTGCCATTAACGATAGCCAAAACATAAACATCTACATCGTCGTTTAGCTTGGTAGTTGCCAATAACCTACCGTCTTTGTATTTGGTTGTTTTTATGTCAATCCGCTGTCCCTTAAAAAAACAGTCGTAAGACCCTGACCTAGTTTTAGCGATTAAGTCTGGGAAAACATTGTGTAGCTTACAAAATGCGTACTCGCCAATGATCCCTGTTAAGTCTGTCTCTAGCGCAGACTGATTGCCCATTTG